AAACTAAAAGAAGCTAAGAATGTAGAAGCTAGAGCAATTCAAAATCTAAATAAAGAGTTAAAGTTAGAAGGAGAGGAGCTTATTTCTGTTAAGACCAAAACTGATGATGTTCTAAAGTCAATGAACGCACTTACTAAAAAAGTAGGGGAAAATGCATTAGCTAAGATATTCCTAGAGCAAGAGTCAATAGTAATAAAAACTAAGGTTAATGCAGAACAAGCTATGAGTGAGCTTAATAAAGCTATGGGTGGAGGGAAATCAGATGAGGCTATTATTGGGCTTGTTAAAAAACTCAAAAGCGTTCAAGGGGGTTTTGGAATGTGGATGCACGAAATAGTTAGTTTCTTTAGAGGAGATACTCCCGTTGAAAAGGCTAATAAAATTATACTAGGAATAATGGATAAGTACAGCTTAACATTAGGTACTTTAATTGATGCAAGTGGAGGAAATTATATAGAAAAACAAACTACATTATTAACAGATTCAATAAACAAGGCAGCAAGTAATCTTGATATAGGAGATTTTAAATTAGAAGATGCTTTAGCCGACTTAGAGCCTAAAGGAAAAGAAGAAAAGAAAGATAAGAAAAATGCTCAGTTTGAAATGAATGAGAAGATAGCTATAAGGAAAGAGGCTTTATCTAAATTAGTATTAACTGAAAAAGAATATCAAAAAGCATTATTACAGGCAAATATTGATGGAGTTCAAGATTACTTAGACCAAGAAAATAATAAAAAAGAAGGTATAATTGCAGCGAACATAAAGATGACTGATTTGCTCAGAAAGCAAAACGCTGATATTGAAGCTGATAAACTACAAAACTTAAGAGATGGAGCTAAAGAGGAGTTAATAATAGCTAGAGAAAATTATATAGACAAGATTGATAGCTTAGTTCAGTATCAAAATAATGTAAATAAAATAAATAAAGAATTATTAGAGGCAGAATATAAACTTCTTGATGAAGAACAAAAACTAGGAAAGGAGGGACTTGCTATACAAGATAAGTTGCTAACGCTTGAAGCAAATAATAAGAAAAACGCACTAGCTGAGAGTGAAAGGTTAATTAAAAAAGATTTTAACGACAAGGTTCTTGCTCTTGAGCTTGAGCAATCAACTACTATGATGAATAAGATAGAGTTTGATAATCGTATGCTTGAATTAGAGTTTGATTTTTTAATGGCGAGAAAGGGTTTATACGAAACAGGTGCTTTAGAGTTGATTGACATTAACAACGGTATTTTAGCTAATAATGTTTCTGTTAATGAGGCTCAAAAACAATTAATGCAAGAGCAGATTTCTGCTTATGGTGGTGTTGGTAGTGCTTTAACATCTCTAGCAGGAGATAATGAGAAATTAAATGCAGTCAAAGAAGCAGGAAACGCTATATCTCAAGCAGCTAATGTAATTAGTACTGTAATGGCTTTAAAAGAAAATTTAATAACACTAGGTTTAGTTAAAAGTACAGCAGCTCAAGTTGCAAGTACAGCAGCAACAGTAACAGATAATACCGTTACAGCAGCAGGGCTTCCTATTAAAGCAACTGACACTGTTTTAAGCTCTGCTAAGGGATTAGGGCCGTTCGGTATAATTGCTATGATAGCTATGGCTGCTATGGTTATGAAGGTTATGCGGATGAAATTTGAGCATGGCGGAGTTATTGATGGTGAGAATAAATTCGCCAATGGAGGAATGGTTCATGGAGCAAGTCATGCACAGGGGGGAGTTAAGTTTGCAGTAGGTGGTAGGGTAAACGAATTAGAAGGTGGAGAAGCTGTTATAAATAAAAGAAGTACAGCAATGTTTAAAAATCAATTATCATCTATGAATCAAGCAGGAGGTGGTGTTAAGTTTGCTGATGGAGGGTTAATGAGTTCTCCTGCTTTTTCAGAGGCACAATTTAATGCTAATAATCAAAGTCAAATGATTGGAGCTATGAGTGGCCAAAGGAAAGTAGTGGTAGTGGAATCTGATATAACTAATAGTCAGTCAACTGTTAGTGTAATCCAGGCTAATGCAACCTTTTAAAAAATAAACAAATGTTTGTTGATAAAAAAGTAAAGAAAGATAGATTAGATACCTGTAAAAAGTGCGACTTTTACAGAAACTTCTTAATGTTGAAGTACCCTAAGTGGACTAGGGGAGCTAGGTGTGGAAAATGCAGTTGCTTCTTAGATGCTAAAACAACTCTTACAAAGGAGTTTTTCGGAGAGTGCCCTTTAGACAAATGGAAAGAATAATAACTAAACTTTATAAATATGGATTATGAATCAATAATCAAAAATTACACAGAAGAAAAAAAAGACATGATAGTTAATCTTGCAAAGGTTAATAAATCTAAGATGGGATTGGATAACGAATACAATCCTGCAGCATTGAATACTTTTTTTAATTTATGGTCAAATCACTTTCCAAATGTAAAGCAAAGTAAAAATTGTACTGGATGTAGGAAGTCGGTGTGTAGCTTCTTTCATAATGTGGCTGATTACATTTCTAGCGAAAGATTAAAGGCTATTGAAACTGCTAAGGATGCTGAAACTGCTAAGGTTGTTAAGAAAAAAGCCAAGAAAGTTAAAAAACACACAACATTAACAGGAGCATTATCACCTACAGGAGTACGAAAGTAGATTATGGCTAAGAAACAAAACCATATAGATGTTGTTGTTGAATATTTAGATTTATTAGATTTAGAAGTAAAGAAAAGATTTATTGACCCAACATCTAAAGATACCATTAGGCATTTAATTGAGAAGGGCATTATAGCTCCAAAAATCCTTAGAAATTATATGATAATATATGATTTTGATTGTATGCTTAGGTTTAATGAAGGTAATAGAACTCATACATTTATGGATTTGTCTATCAAATACGAAATATCAGAAAGGCAAGCTCAGAGTATAGTTTATAAGGAGAGAAGAAAACAGCAACTTACAGAAAATATCACATATTAAAGTTTGTTCCATAAACTGCGTAAGATTGTCATAGTATAAAAATATATTTGCCGCTATGAAAGAAAATTGGTATAATATACAATCAAAGAAATCTACTAATGTGGTAGATGTTTACATATTTGATGAGATAGGAACTTTCGGAATAAATGCTCAGGGATTTATTGACGAACTAAAAGCTCATAAAGGTTCTCCAATTAATTTACATATTAATTGTGTAGGTGGAGATGTTTTTGACGGAATGGCTATTTATAACATCCTGAAGAAAAGAACTGCCACTACTACTGTATATATAGAAGGAATTGCTGCTAGCATGGGTAGTGTTATTGCTTTGGCTGCCGACAAGGTGGTGATGGCTGAGAACTCTTTGTTTATGATTCACAACGCTTGGGGTGGAGCTAATGGAGAGGCGAAGGATATGATAAAAACAGCAACTCTTTTAAATAAGATTAGTGATGAGATTGCTGATATATACATGAAAAAAACAAACCTTTCTTATGATGAGGTTAAAGGGATGATGGATGAAGAAACTTGGTTAAATGCTGAAGAAGCACTTGATTTAGGATTTATTGATTCCATCTCGGATGCTATTAAAATAGCAGCCAAATATAATGTTTCTAAGTTTAAAAATATAACAAGCGAAGAAATTAAAAATAAATTGAGTATTAATCTAAAAAGTAAAACAATGACCGAAGAATTAAAAAAATGGTTCAATGGCAAAATTGAGGATATTATCGCTAGAGTTAAAAGTGATGATTCTAATGTTGATGCTGAGGTAGCAGTAACGATTTCTGATGAAGCTGAAATTTTAAATAAATTTTCAGATTTAGAAGGGAAAACTACTGAGCTGAGTGGCTCTATTACTGACTTGGAGGGAGAAAAAGAAACTCTAACCGAAGAAGTTGAAAGGCTTAACGCTTTATTAAGTAAAGCAAACGCAAAGGGAACTGAAATCTCTACAGATGGCGACCCTGCAGTAGTAGTAGAAAACAAAGTGGAGGATAGTAATAGTGCATTTTGGAATGGGCTAGTAGCGAAAATAAACATTAATTAATAATTTAAAAAACAAAAAAAATGGCAGCACATAATGTAGCAACAGGAATTGCAGGACTAGCGTACAACGGAACTTACGCATCAGGCATCCTATTAGAGCCTATGTTTACTTCGGATGATATAATGAGAAATTATACTATCTATCCTTCAGTAAAATATAAGCAAAATATAATCATGGCACCTTCATTGAGTGGCATAACTGCAGTACACACAGGTTGTGGAGAAACAAACACTTGCGACCCTACAGGATTCGCAGTAACTCAGAAGCAAATTGAAGTTCAAAATGTTTCTGTAAAACAAAAACAATGTTGGGATGAGTTTAAAGATGAAGTAATTGTAGAATCTTACAAGAATGGTGTTAATATGCCTGACTTAACAGGAACTTTATTGGCAGAGGTAATCATCAATAGAGTAAGAGGTGGAGTAGCATCTGATATGGTAAGAAATATGTGGGCAGGAATGACTGCAGCAGCAGTAGCAGATTGTTCTTATGATTCAATGGGATTAGGTCTTTGGGATATAATGTCAGCAGCAACAGCTTTCCAAGCAGGAACAAGTGCAAACTTAACACCTGTAACGGGAACATTAACATTAGCACCTGCAACAGCATCTTACGCAACAGTAGGAGGACTAATTAATGTTACAGATGTTCAATTATTATTAGATAATTGCTTTAATACAGCACCATCAGCATTACAACAAGTACCTGCAAGAGAGAAAAGAATGTTTGTTACACCAAATGTATATAACGCTTGGTATAGCACATTAACTGCAGTAGCAGTAGCAGGAGCAGTTGATTACGGACACTCTGAAGCTCAAGCAGGAAAAGATAGATTATACTACAGAGGTATTGAGTTAGTTCCTATGTATGAGTGGGATGTAGCTTTAACTGCAAGAACAGGAGCAGATTTACCTGCAGCGTTTGCAGCAGGAGCGGCACCAACAACAACTCAAACTACAAATGGTGTTATCTATACAACTAAGACAAACTTATTTATTGGTACTGATGTAGCAAGACCTGAGAATGAGCTTAAAATGTTTTATGATGAGGTTTCTGAGAATATGTATATTAGAGCAGGATTTACTATGGGCTTCCAATATGGATGGAACTCTTTATTGAATGGAGCAACATTAATTGGGTAATTTATAGTAAATAGGGTGGGAGAAATCTCACCCTAAATACTTTCTAACTTTTAAAAAATAAAATAAAATGGCAATAACAGATGGAATAGCGGTAAAATGTGCTGATTTGCAAGCTTCAGGAGGTATAAGAAATATTCTTATTAGAACTTGGGCTACAGGAGATGCGGTTACCTATGTAAATACAGGAACAAGTCACTCTATATCAAGCATTGTAGATACTGGCGGTAGTGATGCAACTTGGTATGTGTATGAGTTTAAAAATGAATCACCTGCCTTAACAGTTGCTGCAGCTAAAGAAAATGGCTCTACTTCTTATGAAAGTGCTCTTGCCTTTATGATGCCTGAAATGACTGATGTAAAAGGAGCAGCACTTCAGCAGTTAATGGACACTTGTATGATGGTAATAGCTGTAGGAAATAATGGTGTAAATTATGTTTTAGGTGTAAGTCAAAAATACTCAAACGAAAAAGCAGAGATTCGTAATCAAACTTACTCTAGCATGACAGGTGCAGAGGGAGCTTCAGGAGCTGCATATAATGATGATAGCGGATGGACTGTAACTATGGGATGCAAACAATGGGAGGCATTAAGAGTGTTTACAGGTACCATAACTCTTTTTCCTGGAGGGGCAGGAGTATATACGGCAACAACAAACTAATAACTTTAAAAATAAAATAAAATGGCAATAGCAGATGGATTAGCAATTAATTGCTCGGACTTACAAGCGGTAGGGGGCACTAGAATAATAGCTCTTAGGGCTTGGGCAGATGGTGATGTAGTGTCTTATGACAATACAACTCATGGTATAAATTCAATACTAGAAACAGCATCAGCTGCAACTTGGGGTGTTTACGAGAGTAGAATAGAATCTTCTTCTTTAACAGTTTCAGGAACTGACGAAGGCAAGGATACTACAACTTACGAGTGTACTCTAGCGTTTTTTATTCCTGGATTTACTCAGGCACAATTCCTTAGAATTTTTCAACTTGACGGCACTTGTTTGATGGCTTTAGTGATTGACAATAACGACAATACATCAGGGACGACAGCTCCTTCAGCAACTTTCGCAAGCAATAAAGTTATAGGAGTTTCTGAGAGGTTTGAAAATCAGGATGATGCAGTTAGAAATCAAACTTACGCTAGATTAGCTTCAGTTGAAGGTGGTACAGGGTCAGCATTTTCTGATGAAATAGGAGTTACAGTTACAATTACCTGTACCCAATACGAAGCTCCTAGAGCTTACGAGGGTACTATCGTTTTAGGTGCAACTGGATTAACTTTAACTACAGCAGCATAATAATTATATATAGGGAGGTGTTAGTTATCTTTTAGTTAACAACATCTCCTTATTAATATCTTTTAGTGTATGTGCGACTGTTCTAAAGAAAATAGTGTAGTTTTACAGAATATATATTTAACTATGGCAGAATATAAAAAAAATAAAAAGGCTGTTGGTGTTAGGCTTGCAGATAAACAAAGTGTAGATTTTAGAACTGATTTAAGTCAAGGGCAATTAGCCTACGCTTATGAGGTATTGAATATAACTGATTGTATAGATAAGGTTGACAAAATTAACAAATCAAATGAAAAAAGCACTAGCAAAAAACTCAAAGAAAACACCCCAAGTAAAAACGACTTCAAAAAAGAGTAATACTTTTGAGTTTGGGGTTTTTAACCTAACAGTCCCACCTAGCATTACAGAGCCGAAAGACCTTAAAGCTCTAAATTCTGAGTGGGTTCCATTTGGAGATGACAACTTATTTCCTCAGTATCTAGCGGAATTAAAAAGAAAATCGTCCACACATAGAAGTGTGTTGGCTCAAAAAACCGTATTCACAAGTGGAGCAAAATTCGTTTGTGAAAACGATTCATTAAGAGAATTTATTGAAGATGTAAATGCAGACCATGAATCATTAAGGGATGTGTTTAAAAAATTAGCTGACGACTATTATACTTTTGGTAATGCTTATATGGAGTGCGTTATATATGATGGCGGTGTAAACATATATCATTTAGACGCTACTACAGTAAGGATGTCTAAGAGCAAGAAAGAGGTTTATGTGAATCCTGATTGGTGTAAATATTGGAATCAAGATAAGAAAATACAAAGGCTACCTATTTACCCTAGAGTATCTCACAATAAGTTTGTGATACACTTTAAGGATTACGAGCCTACCTTCCAGTTCTATGGGTTGCCTGATTACATTGCAGCGTTAGAGCACATCTGCGTTGATTATGAGATTGGAAAATGGAATCACACTAAATTCTTAAATGGATTTCAACCTTCTGCTATTGTGGAGATTAATGGTGACATGGGAGAGGAAGAAGCTAAGAAATTAGTGAATGAAGCCCAAAAGAAATTTGTTGGAGAAGGGAATAATGGTAAGATATTGTTTATTGTAAAGAATGGAGATGCTTCACCTGCTAATGTTCAGATAATTAAAGACGACCAAGAGGGAAGTTGGATTGATTTACAGCAAATAACTGACCAAAACATTATAACCGCTAATAGATGGCAACCATCATTATCTGGTATCGTTAGTTCAGGAAAGATGAATAATACAGGAAGTGAGATTAGAATTGCATACGATTTAGTAATGACTACGGTTATTAGAGATACTTCTGAACTAATATTAGATGGGATAAGAACAGTTCTTTACAGGGAAATGGGTTATGACCCTAAAGATTTAAAAATACATTATGAGCCGCCAATCTCTTATTCTAATGATGTGGACATTAAACAGGTATTAACTATAAACGAGCAAAGAGCATTGATAGATGAAGATTTGCCAATGCTAGAAGATGGAGATATGTTTGTTGCAGACAGAGAAGTCATAGTAGTTGAAAAAGATGATGATGGAGATGGAGATATTGATGAAAGAAAAGAAATAACTATAGAACAATAAGACATGGGGAATACTAAACAATACATAACGCTAGTATCAGCAGGGGAGGTAATTGAAAAAACCTTTACTAATAAAAATACAGACCCCGTTTTAGTTTCTGAAAACACCATTGTATTATCTGAGCTTGCCCATCTCAGGCCTTTACTTGGCGATAAGTTTTATGCGGAATTAAAAAAACAGCATA